GGTGGTTTTAACCTTGGTCGTTCTTCTGAGATTCTGAGAGACGAACTTAAGTTTGCTAAGTTTGTTGGTCGTTTGAGAAAGCGTTTTGCTCAGATGTTTAATGACATGCTGAGAACTCAACTTGTTTTAAAGAACATCATTACCCCAGAAGACTGGGAAATAATGTCCGATCATATCCAATATGACTTCTTGTATGATAATCAGTTTGCTGAGTTAAAGGAATCTGAACTTGTTAATAGCAGACTCACCACACTTGCAACTATTGAACCTTATATCGGTAAGTATTATTCGACCGAATATGTAAGAAAGAAAATTCTTCGTCAAACTGACTCTGAAATTATTGAAATTGATATGCAAATTGAAGATGAAATTAGTAAGGGTATTATCCCAGACCCATCTCAAATAGATCCTATTACTGGCGAACCTCTACCACAAGCTGGTGGTGAAATGGATCCAATGGCAATGGGTGCTGATGGCATGGGAATGGGAGAAGTTCCACAAGAACCTGATCTAGAAGCACAATCATCAGCAACGGATGCTCAGATGCAAAAAGACACCAAAAAGGCAGAGATATAAATATAGAATATAACATACATTTTTTATGGAAAATATTATCGACCTAATTGCCACTGATGCTTCCCCTAGCGATGTCAGTGATCAGATAAAATCTGCATTATATGCAAAATCTGCTGAAAGAATTGATGCATTGAGACCATTCGTAGCATCGAGTCTATTTGGTGCTGATGAACAAGTAGAAGATTCACCAGAGTCACAAGAGGATCAAGAATAATGCCAAGAATATTACTAAAAGGAACAGAAGTAACCGTTCCAGATAGTGTTGGTGCAGGAACTAGTTTTAGTGAAGCGACTGTGGTTCGTCTCGCAAATCCTAGTTCAACCGATTATATAATTACCGTTTCTGAAACAAACTCTGGACCAACTGTTGGAACTTTTACATTGTTGGCAAACTCAACAGAAATGTTGGAAAAATATCCAACACATACTGTTCACGTATCATCTGGTACAGACGTACTAGGGGCAAAAGTAGGATTCACCGGATAAACAAATGAAACTTATCACAGAAGAAATTTCAAAAGTAGAATTCATCACCGAAGGTGCTGGTTCTGAAAAGAAGTGCTACATCAAGGGCATTTTCTTACAAGCAGAGCAAGTAAACCGTAACGGTAGAATGTATCCCATGGCAATCATGGAGAAAGAAGTCAACCGTTACAATGAGAATTTTGTTTTGAAAGGACGTGCTCTTGGGGAACTTGGTCATCCCGATGGACCTACCGTAAATCTTGACAGAGTATCTCACAAGATTTGTGAACTCCAAAGAGAGGGAAACAACTTTGTCGGTAAGGCACAACTTCTTTCCACACCTATGGGTAAGATTGCTTCCTCTCTTATCAATGAAGGAGTTACTCTTGGTGTTTCTTCTCGTGGTGTTGGTTCACTCAAAATGACCAATGAAGGTCATAAAATTGTCGGTGAAGATTTCATGTTAGCAACTGCTGCTGATATCGTCGCTGATCCTTCTGCACCTGATGCTTTTGTTTCAGGAATCATGGAAGGAAAAGAGTGGGTTTGGGACGGAGGAATTCTTCGCGAACAACTCGCAGAAAACACAAAGAGACGTATTAACACTCTCGTAGACCAAAGAAGACTTGAAGAGCATAAGTTGAATCTTTTCAACGATTTCCTCTCAAATCTTTAGTTTATAAATAAATATAGATTATAACAAGTAATCAAAAAAACAAATGTCCGTTGGTAGCAATTTACAAGAAATGGAAAACGTAGTAACCAAAGGGGCTGCACCTGCTGAGTCAATGCCTTCGGCTGGCATTCCAGTTGAAGATCTCGGCGGTCCTACTCCCGATAATTATCGTCCCGATGACGATTCAGCAAAACTGAAAGATCCTGGCGCAACTCTCAAGCAAGTCAGAGATGTCGTCAACTCCAAGGCTGTTGCAGCTGAGGAAGTTGAGGCAGACGAAGAGCAAGAGATTGTTGCTGAGGAAGAAGTAACCGAAGAGGAAGTTGTAACCGAAGAGGAAGCAACTGAGGAAGAGGTTGTTGCTGAAGCAGAAGAGACTGAAGAAGAGTACAGCATCGAAGAAGATGTTGAAGCACTTCTCGCTGGTGAGGAGCTTTCTGAGGAATTCCAAGAGAAAGCACGTACCATTTTTGAAACTGCTATCAAAGCAAAGGTTTCTGAAATCAAAGAAAACCTTCAAACTTCATACGAGCAAGCACTTGTAGAAGAAATCGTAACTATTAAAGAAAGTCTTGAAGAAAGACTCGACGCATACCTCGAGTATGTTGCTGATGAGTGGATCCAAGAGAACGCTCTTCAGATCGAGCACGGTCTTAAGACTGAAATGACCGAATCATTCCTCCAAGGAATGAAGGGTCTTTTTGAAGAACATTATGTAACCATCCCTGAAGAGAGATATGATGTAATCGAGAGCATGGTAGATAAACTAGATGAAATGGAGTCAAAACTCAACGAGCAAATCGAAAGAAACGTTGCTCTAAACAGAAGATTAGCCGAGTCGGTTGCTGATGTAATCTTTGCAGACGTAACTGAGGGTCTTGCGCTTTCTCAGAAAGACAAACTCGCTTCTCTTGCAGAAAATGTTGAGTTTGAAAGTGAGACAGACTATCGTGAGAAGCTGGTAACGTTGAGGGAATCATATTTCCCAACAAACGCTGGTACTCAAAAGAGCAAGTCTGAAAATCTTTCCGAAGAAGTAACCACAGAAGAGAAGGAAACTCTTAATGAGTCTATTTCTCCAATGATGGCTGCTTATCTGGAAACACTTTCCAGATCTGCCAAAAAGTGATTTTTAAATTATACAGTTCAAACTAACTTTTTTAAAGAGGTAATTTCAAATGCAAATGTTCAATGCTGAACAACTGCAGGAGAAGTGGGCACCTATCCTCGACTATGAGGGTCTTGATCCTATCAAAGATTCGCATCGTAGATCGGTAACCGCAATCCTGCTCGAAAACCAAGAGAGAGAACTGAGCGAAGAGCGTTCATTCCTTTCTGAAACACCAACCGTCAACACCTTCTCAAGCACCGGAACCGCTGGTTTCTCTGCTGGCGCTGGTTCACCTGTTGCTGGTTTCGACCCCGTTCTGATTTCTCTGATCAGACGTTCAATGCCTAACCTGGTCGCTTATGACCTCGCAGGCGTTCAGCCAATGAATGGTCCTACTGGACTCATCTTCGCGATGCGCTCCAAGTACAACACCATGGACAGCGCTTCAGAAGCACTGTTCAACGAAGCAGATTCTGCATTCTCTGGTCAGTCTGCTGGATTCGACAGAACCAACGGTTTCACCAATGGTAACGTTGGTCTGGGTACTACCGCACAGAACGGCAGCAATCCTGGTCTTCTTGACCCAACCTATCCCGCAACCTCTTCAGGTACTGCTGGTGTTGACCGCTATAACGTCGGTCAGGGTATGCGTACCGACGACTCCGAGAACCTTGGCGACGGTGCAGGTCACTTCAACGAGATGGCATTCTCGATCGAGAAAGTCACCGTAACCGCGAAGTCCAGAGCACTGAAAGCTGAGTACTCATTAGAACTCGCACAAGACCTCAAGGCTATCCACGGTCTTAATGCTGAGGCTGAGTTGGCAAACATCCTGTCAACTGAGATCCTCGCTGAAATCAACCGCGAAGTCATCCGTACCATCTACAACGTTGCTGAGTCTGGTGCTCAAGCAAACGTTGCTACCCAAGGTACTTTCGACCTCGACGTTGACTCCAACGGTCGTTGGTCTGTTGAGAAGTTCAAGGGTCTGATCTTCCAGATTGAGCGTGACGCTAACGCTATCGCCCAAAGAACTCGTAGAGGAAAGGGCAACATGATTCTCTGCTCCGCAGACGTTGCTTCCGCTCTCACCATGGCAGGCGTTCTCGATTACACCCCTGCTCTCAACGCTAACCTCAACGTTGATGACACTGGCAACACCTTCGCTGGTGTTCTCCAAGGTAAGTATCGTGTATACATCGATCCTTATTCTGCAAACAGCGCTGCTTCCCAGTACTACGTTGCTGGTTATAAGGGTTCTTCACCTTATGACGCAGGTCTGTTCTACTGCCCATACGTTCCTCTCCAGATGGTCCGTGCCGTCGGTCAGGACACCTTCCAGCCCAAGATTGGCTTCAAGACCCGCTACGGTATTGTTGCTAACCCATTCGCAGAAGGCACCAACGTTGGCGCAGGCGCTCTCAACCGTAACGCTAACCGTTACTACAGAAGAGTCAAGGTCACCAACCTCATGTGATCCATCGGATTCACTAAGTCATCAGACCTCCCGAAAGGGGGGTCTTTTTTTATCTAAATACAAATAAAACTAGTAGTACAATGAAACCAACACCAAGAGAAGCAAAGAAAATTCACGAGAAGTATGAAAAGGTTGTTGAGCACCTCATTAATGAAGGTTATGCTGATAACGCAGAATCAGCAGACAGCATCATCACAGGTATGAGTGAAACTTGGTTCAATTTAATCATCGCTGACTGATAATGGCGGAAGCTTGTAATTTTCCAGGACAAATTACAAATAGAAACTTCCTTTCTCCTGCTGGGTTTAAGTTTACCCTAGCAAAAGAACCGAAGGTTTCATTCTTTTGTAATACCGTAAGAATACCAGAAATTAACTTGGGACTTGCTATGCAACCAAGTTATTTGAAGGATATCGACGTTCCTGGGGAGAAAGTAACATTTGGTGACTTGTCAATTAGATTCTTAGTTGACGAAAACCTAGAAAACTACATGGCAATTCATAACTGGATAACTGGTCTAGGTTTTCCAGAAACTACTCAACAATTCGTCGATTTGTTGAAAGATGAAAATGACGTAACACAACCAGCAGATCCAAAAAACCAGTTTAGCGATGGTTCATTAACCATTTTAAATTCAAACTTTAAGACTGCTGCTGTCGTTAAGTTTATCGACTTATTTCCATATTCACTTACATCATTGGAATTTGATGCTACAATTACTGATGTACAATACTTTACAGCAGAAGCATCTTTCAAGTATACTATCTACAATATATTTGATTCTGACGGCAGAACTCGCTTATGAACCTTGAACAAATTCAGGAGATGTGGGACAAAGACTCCCACATCGATCCTGATAATTTACATGATGAATCTTTAAAAATTCCTCAACTCCATGCCAAGTATTATAC